CTCCCGTGGGAAGGGGTTCTAGTGCGGTACCTAACCACACATTTTCCTCCTCACTAGTAACAGACATTCCATTACCCTCTGATTCAAATTTCAACGAAAATAAGCGCTTCACTACAATATATAGTGCGTAAAGAGCCAAAAACGCTGCAATTATCCAACAGAGAGTTTTTCCGGTTTCAATATCAAATCGGCGAATTGTCTTTGCCAAGTCTGGTAACAAATCTCGTGCCTGTGAAATTTGCTCGATCAAATATTTTTTCCTAGCTGTAATAGCAACGGATAATCCAACAACATATGTTGAGATACAGATCGGCAATAAACTCGGTGCCATGACTGCGGCGCATATACCTGCTGAAAAGCAAGCGTACGACACATTCTTAACACGCTGGAAAAAATTCGAACTTCGTGCACAGAAAATTGACCATTGACACCATCCTTTTTCAAAAATAGGATCAGGTATGTAATCTGCCCAATCAAAAGCTCGATAATTCTCAGCTATCCTGTCCATTTGGTCGCGAAATACGTTTCCTGACTCGGATGTGAATTTTACCCTTCTTGTCGTCTTCAAAGATCTACGTTTTTGCAACTTGCGATGCAACATTTCTCTCTCTGAACGATATTCTTGGGCAATTTCATCTGCCAATTCCTGCTCATAACGCAATCCCTCAATTTCTTGTGGGGTCATGGCAGGTACTTCCACAGTGGTAATATTCTCCACAACAGGTTGACAAAATTCTTTCTCCGTCAATGTCGGAGTGCACGTTTTACACCATTCCGGATACAATCCATGGTCGCATAATGTGCGAGAAAATGTTTCTTCTGATGTATTAACCACAGATTTCTGAATTTCACAATGCTGAGGAATGACTTCTGCAAACAATTGCATTACCAAACCAAAATCAACATTAGTCAATTCTCGTCCGTGGAATACCACTGGGCGTTCGACTGGGATCTGGGCCTTGCCCACATCACCATTTTGTGCTCCCACAAATTCAATGACATCAAAAAGCCAAGCATCAGGTGTGAAATTACCTAATGCAGCTTCTTTGGCTAATTCTTTACCATTAATCATTGTGGTCCCGTCTTTCTTGAACTCATCCCTAACTCGTGCTTTGATATGATATTGAAATCGTCTCAATACGGAAAGGGGTTCTTGCGAATAATATCTTGCCCACGACGCCCACACATTGGTGGTTGCGCAGACTACTCGCGGTTCAAGTGGAATTTTACCTTTCAAATCGGCCTCTGCCATAATTGCAGTTCTACGAATATTATTCACAAAATTAATTATGTTAACCGTAGGATTTACATCTACTGTCTTTGGATTAGCGTTAGCCAAATCGTCCAACAAAACTGCCTGAATGTGAGACTTGTAATCTGAATGGTATTTATCCATTTCATTCAAGGTGCATATCATACGAGGATCTACCACGAATTCCTTCTTCCCTTCAAATCTAGCCATACTTTGCAATGAGAAAGTCATTAGATTATTTACAATAGAACTTTTAGCAATACTCGAAGTTCCATGTACTAGGAAG